TAGGATTGTTTCTGCTTCATCTTGGTAAACGCCCATGCCTACGGTTTGATCTTGACAAAGGGCAATATATCCCTCTGTTGTACCATCCACGGCAAATGGATGAAAGCGTTTAGGCCGTAGTTCGCCAAATGGCTGTTTGGTTGCGGCGGCTTCTAGTTTCTTAGCGGTCCAACGTTCAAGGTCTTTTTTGTATTCTGCGTCCGCTTGGTTCAGTAGTTCCGATAACGGACCCTCGCACATTGATTTGAATGCGGGTGTCTTACCTACGGACACGGGGGCAATAAGCATACAGAATAAAATGTTTTTGCCTTGACCGTTAAAGTCTGAAACGTAGGCATTGCCCGCTAGGCTGCTTACGGTCCAAAGTCCTGCGGTTGCTAGAAATACAGGATTAAGGGATAATTCGTGCGCCACTTCAAAAATGGATTTGCGGATGGCTTCTGGGAATATGTCAAAAGGGTATTCAAATGAATGTGAAGCAGTCCTATCTTCTAGCTGCTTAGTGTTGAATTTACGGCAACGGTATGCGCTTTGAACGGCTTTGATGCCCTCTTGTTTGAAGCCTGCATCCCAAATGTTCTGGGTAAGGTATTCAATACACTTTTCTTTAGTAACGCCATATTCGCAAAACTGTGATGCTATGTTGAAAGTAAACTTATTGCGTTGCCCTTCGGTGAATGATGTTGAACGTCTGAAGCGGGAAAGGATTTGTATCGCTCGGTCCTCATCATTTATTGCGTTAATAACTTGGTTTGAGTATTCGGTGGACTGCTCAAAGTATTCCTCTGGGAATATAAGGTTAAACGGTTCTGCAAATTCATTGACGTATGGCTTGGGGTCATAGGATGCAAAACAGAAACGGCAAACGTCTGCGTCAAGGTCTAGGAAATTATTACCGTATTGGTCCGCAAATGTTCTAAGCCGTAGAGTATGTTCTTTTGCGGTTGACGGTGGTATGTTTAACAATGCCTTAAACCCTGTTCCAGATGGGGACCGCCATGCCGCCACAATGTATGGCAGTTCGGTAATGTCCTTGAATGCCTGTTTGTATTCGGATGCGGTTGGTATCTTGTCAAAGTCTAGTATTGCCAATCCTGAATGCTCTTGTAGTCCTTGTTCTGATCTGTTAGTAAATACGCCCGCAAATACATAACCTGGCAACTCCTTTTTAATTGCGTCTTTTGTTGCCTTGTCTGTTTCGTTGCGTAGTTTTAATATTAGGTCATTAGGCTGCGTCAGTTCGTCTATGAACTCATGAAAGCTGAATGGCTGCGGTTCGTTAGGCCGGTATAGTTTGGCGTATCTTGTGAAATTCATAATAATAAAAAAAAGGGATGAAATGTTGACGGACATTTGCACCCCCTTTTAAAGGATTATTAAACCCATTTCATTCCGTCAAATGTAATGGGATTGCTTACATAAAGTTACGAAATTAAACTGTCATACAGCACAAAAAACTGCTCAGGTGTACTAATAAACTCATAACATCCCCCCGCTTTGCGCTCGCGTTCTTGCTCGGCTATCTGGTATGGGCTTGCTCGGTCTTTGCCAATTTTAATTTCTAGCATCACTGATCTACCTTTTATAGTTGCGGAAATATCTGCCGTGCCTTTGCGCGTTGAACCTGGTATCCATTTCTTTGTGGTAAGTATAGCCCCGCTTGGTTGTTTCTCTAGTCCGTCAATCAATCTTCCTGTACTGTTTATCCTTGTTGCGCGGTGTTCGTGCCACATAAGGAAGTTACAAATAAACTTGGTCAGTCCGTTTGCCGTATTGACCTTTGGATATGGCGGCGGCGCATAGTGTCCGTCCTTCCATGCCTGCGGGTATGTGCGTTCAAAGTTGTATTTGTGGGCCGCGTTGTAGCGTTCTTTGGGTGTGCTCATAGTAGGGTTAGTTGTTTTTTAGATTCAACGCAAGATGCAAGGTTCTTTTTGGCAAGGTCAAAGTAAGATTCTTTTAATTCAAAACCTATCCCACGTCTGCCCATTTTAACCGATTGGAAAACCTCAGAACCAATACCCATAAATGGTGTTAATACTGTATCGCCTTTATTTGTGTACAAATGAATAGCGCGTTCAATGGTGTCAAGTTGAAGTGGGCAAATGTGCTTCTCATCATTTTCATCCCTACCATTACGATACCCTTGCAAAGTGTTGCCGTAGTCAATATCCATCCAAACAGGCGAAGCATATTTTTGCCATAAGTCAACTGGCAAATCTGTATTAGTTACAGGATTAAGACGCTCACCATCCTTTCTAAATATCATTAAATAGTCTGGGATACCTACGCGGCTCATGGTGCTATCTTTCTTGATTTGCTTATGTAGCAAACCTAATGCTTTAGTTCTTTGCATTTCAACTACTGGATCTTTCCAGATAGTTACGCGGCTATGATAAACAAATCCTTCATTCTGAAACGCCTGCAAAATAAGGCCGCTAAAGTCACGCAAACCAATAAAACCTTCTTTACCCTTTTGAATAGGTAAGTCCATGCAGTGAACGGCAACATTGCGCCCGGATTGCAATACCCTGTAAAGTTCGCGGATAAGAAAGCCAAATTGCGTCAGAAACTCATTATAGTCCTTACTGTTGCCCATATCTTCTAAATGACTGGAGTAAGTATATAATTCAGCAAAAGGCGGGCTAAAAATAGAGAACCCTACTGATTCATCATTAACGCCTTTGATTAATTGCACACAATCCCCGCGTTGGATATTGTAGTGTTCATTTGATACTGTTTCAACATCGTAAATGGCCGAACTCATTATTTGATTATTTAAGTTGGCGTTAATTGCTTTGCTCATTTCATCTTGCATAACTTCGAATTGTTTTTGTTTATTGGCGATTGATTGGCGCACGTTGGCCATTGTGTCCGTAGTTACTAAATAGATATTAACTTCTTTTTCTTGCCCAAATCTGTATGATCTGCGCATAGCTTGGTAAAGTCCTTCAAAGCTAAAATCAAGCGAAGCAAATATCTGATTATGGCAGTTTTGGTAATTCATACCAAAGGATGCAATCTTTGTTTTAGTGATAAGGATTCTAAATTCATTATTTGCAAATCCTAATAACTTACTTTCCTTCCATTCGTTACTATCAGAACCTTTTACTTCTACTGCTTCGGGTAATAGTTTTTTAAGCATTTCCCCTTCTTCGTTCTGCTTTATCCAAATAATAAAGTTCTCACCAGGATTAGCATTGATAATGGTAACAACTTCATCCAATCGTTCAATCTTTGTAAGCCTTAACTCTTGATTGAAATTGGTAGCCGAAATAATAGCATCGTTAAATAGTTGGCCATTGTCGCGCATTGCGGTGGCTATTTGACGCTCAATTAAGTTAAGTGATGGCAAAGCATAACCTTGCATCTCAAAGCCAATATCCTGCGGCTTATTAAGCATTATTGCCCATGTACCTATAAACTGATAAAACAATTTTATTGCATGGCCTTTTAATCGCCATTTAGCAGTTTCGCCGCCATCATGCACAAAGTACATTGCTAACATTTCATTTCGGCTCATTACGTCTAAGAACTCGCTATGGTTGCCAAGTTCCATCGGGTCGTTTGGTGATGGTGTTGCGGTACACGCTAATTTGTATGGGGTTTCTTTAAAGTTCTCAATAATAGATTTCTTGGTTGATCCTTCAAAGTTTTTTAATATACTCGATTCATCCAATACAATACCCACAAATTGAGAGCAGTCAATATTATCAAGCTGCTCATAGTTTTGTATAGTAATGTTATCTAATGGAATGCCGAAGTGTCCCGCCTCTTGCATTGTTTGAGCGCGTACTGCTAACGGCGCAAGGATTAGCACTTTCCCGCCTGTTTCAAGTGTTACGCGGTATGCCCATTCAAGCTGCATGAAAGTCTTACCAAGTCCACAATCGGCGAATATTGCATACTTACCCGCCTTTAATGCTCGGCGCACAATAAACGCCTGAAACGGGAAAAGCATCGGATTTAGTTCCGTTGCTTCAAATCCTGAATGAATGATAGATTTTTGTTTCGTTTGTAGAAACTCGTTGTATTCCATAGTGTTTGTGTTTTTTGAAGTTAAAGGGCGCAGCTAGTTATTCTTTACCCAGAACTTGTGAAGTGCCGCGCCCTTGTGACCTTCATATTACCCACGTCTGGTCAATCGAGCATTAAGGTTATTTGAGAAAGTCGGGCAATTCCCCTGTTTCCCCTTCCCCAGGTGCGCCACTGTGTTGCTCCTGATCCTTTTTAGGTGCAAGACTAATTTTGCCATCAGTCCAAAATACGCCGCCATTACCTAAGTAAACTTTAGGCGTTTTACTTTCCCTTTGTTCTTTGCTTTGTGCAATAGTAGCACTTACATTTTGCCTGTACTTGTTAGCTTCATCATTTACTGAAATGGTAACGTCTAAGCCCTTTTCTGAGGATGCTCTTAGCATCTCTTCTAACTTTGCCTTCGTAAAGAAGATTGATAATAAACTAGCCATAATTATACTACGCCGGTTAATAAGTCCGGCAACTTTTAAAGGTAATTGTCAGGGGTAAAGGAATCGAACCTTTGCTGCATCTCTTCTGTTAATCATTACGCTTATAAAAGCCTTGAAAGTGTACACGATGCCGCACTGCCATTATACTAACCCCCGATAGGTTTAAATCTCTTATTCAATTCCTCAAATATTTCCTCTCTAATCTTAGCTGCCACATCCAACGGCAGTGAGTGCGCAATGCTGCAAATTGACTTGTATAGCTGCGTTTTGAACATTGTATCGTGCGGCACTATTGCCATTGCGTTATTTACTTCGCGCGTCAGGTCGCGGCGGTATTGTTGCGCGGTTTCGTAATGCATTAGTTTAAATGATAAAGTTTGTAATTCAATTCGTCTAACTCTTTTTGATAATCATCTGAATTTTTATCAAAAGCAAGACGTTTAGTATCTTTTAAATTCATTGAACGAATAATATATTCTATTACTTCAATTCTTTTAACTATTTCTTTAGCCTGTTGATAGGTTTCTCTAGTCATAAAAATTATTTAATATTTTTTTTAGCTTTAATTACTGCCTTAACTAACCAAGTATTACTAGGCTTCTCGTAGTTGTTTTTCACTTGCCAATAGTGTTCGTAGTCTAATTCTCCGCTACCTCCGCATTCATCGCAATCTTCTGCTTCCATGCCGCAATGCTCCAAGCATGATGGGTATATATCAATGTCATTCCCGGTAATATCGTCTCCGCAACATGAAAATATTTCCTCTTCAAGTCCGCTACCGTCACATTTTGGGCAAGTGTATTTCATAGTGTATGTGTTTAATAGTAGTAATTACGTTGTTTGGCTTCTTCCATGTCTTTCTCACGTTGCTCCCACTTATATCGGTAGTCATCATCCCATTTCATACGCTCCAAGTGCGCCATGTATTCTTTGTGGCGTTCATCGGCTGCGCTGCGTGCTGATGCTAACGGCTGCGCTTGGTGTAGCCCATCTCTGGATATGTCATCGCGGGTGGTTTGGTCTAGGTTCATGTTATTTAAGTTTGATTTTGAAGATTGAATATTTCTAATAATTCGGTGGTGGTTATAATATTTTTTTCATACCACCAATTCCCAGTAATTCTAAGATACGCATTCATTGCTGCCCATTTAATAAATTTATCCATCTTTTGTATATCAATTAAACCTGCTGATTGGTACAACGTTGGATTGGTGAGGGCGGATTTAGCACCATCCATAAAAATCCTTTGTGAAGTAAGCATGGAATATGTATTTACTACATTTATCTGCTCAATACACTCTTGACTTAAATTATTCATTGGTAATAGATTTTAATTTAATTTTAAATATTGCAACGGTGTGATTGCCATTGATTTTTAATGTATCATTTAAAAAAAATGGCAAATAATCACATTCTACAGGAATACCTGTGTTATAAGTCTTTTTACCATTGCTCCATACTTCAATAAATCCGCAATAATTATTCATAGTGTTTGTTTTTGCCCAAATGCCCCGCACCATTTACGATGCGAGGCGGGGTTGCTCAAAGAAATGATTTAACCTAACCAAGTTAATCGTGCTGCCAAACATTGGTCATAAGTTTGCATTGCCTTTAACTGAATCAATAAAAGGCTTTGTTGGATAGGTTCAATTTTTACAAAATTATCTGTCTTAGTAAAATCAGATAGCTTTGTCATTTTCTCAACTAGTTCTGTTTTTTCAGTTTCTAGTCTTTGTTTAAAATCGCTCATGATATAAAGTTTATTTGCCGCCAAATCCCGCACGGTGGCGGGTTGGCGTTATTGGTGGAATCTGTGTTATTGTACTAATACTTGGTTACCTACTGCAATATCCTTTGCTCTTGCTTCTAGTCTTCTTGATTCATCTATAAGGCTTTCATACCGTTCTTGTCTTTTATCAACTAGTAATTGCAAAAATTCTTTTACAATAGATACTTGCTCTTGGTCATTAAATTGGTCAAATACCATAGCTGCCATTTCATAAGCAGGTGACTTTTTCTGTGCTAATTCTTTTTCGTACATATGTTTTGTTTTATTGGTTAACTGTTTCTGTTGATGGCTTTAAATTAAGCGCCTCAAACTCTGCCTTCTGCGCTTCAAACTCCTTACCCTTATCCTTTACCGCTTGCAATACTACATCATTGCCGCGTAATTCAGCACTCATTCCCTTCCATAGTTTAGTCAAGGTAGCTTTATCCTCACAAGCTGCAACGGCTTCAAGAATAGGCTCTATTGTCTCAACAACTACGGCCACTGTGTCCACTGTTTCCATTTCTTCGGGAACGTATACAGGTCCTTGAAACACATCGGGGGTATACCATTTAACACCGTTTGAAATAGCGCGAGCGAATAACATATTTGCGGGGAACTTGTCAATATTCTTTGTGCCTGCTTTCTTTGCTTCCTCAATGGTAAATTTAGACTTGCCCAATGATTCTTTGCCCTGAAAGAACTCAATCTCGCAAACCTTGTCCGATTGTGTTATGATCCCATA